GTAGTAAGGTCCTTGCCACCGCAAATCCAAAGCTTCTTGCAGTTACTTAGGCCTTCTGTTTCGATGTCACTTACAACAATTCTCATACCTGAAATGAAACCTCCTCTAGTATAGTTGTGTCTGGATCATAGTAGACTGAACCAGCCTTGCCTAACTTAGCGAAGGGTCTGTTCTTGTCAACAGTAAAGTAAGTTGTATTTCTTTCTGACTCTTCCTCAGCCTCAGTGTCTCGCTCAAGCTTAACGCAGACGATAGCCTCTTCCTCAAGGGATGCTGCATACTTGGTGCGTCCATCATCATTGACTTGTGAGATAAAGATAACACCTATATTTAGTTCCTTTGCAAGCTGTGCCATACGTGCACCAAGAGTTGTAAGAGTACTGGTAGCACCCTCAACCCCTGCGTTTGACAGGTAAGCCAGACGTTGCACGTGGTCAATAAAGATGAAGCTTGCACCATAAACTGTAGCAGCCAGACGCACGTAGTCTAGTAGCTTCATTGGGTCATCATGCGCTTGCATCTCAAAGATAATAGTCTGATCATCTCGTGCTGCTATCTTAGCTGCGAGTATTACATCATCCTCACTAACGCCATTCTCAGCTGCATCCTCTTTAGTACGGACGTTACAACCTAACTCGTATGTAGCCATAGAACGATACGTTGTAGACTTCATCTCCTCCATGTGTAGCAGAGCTATCTTAGCTTCCGACTTAAGAAGACCAACCTCAAAGTATCTAATCAACTCTGTCTTACCCTGACCACGGAGAGCCTTAATGAAAGTAAGACCACCCTTTACCAGACCACGTATCTTATCGTCTAAAGCTGTGTGACCAGTGGGAACGTACTCGTAAGGGTTCTCTGTCTTGATTGCCTTCTCTACCTCAACGTCACCAACAAAGAAGTTGTCGGGAGAAAACCTTTGAGGCTTAACTGCGGCCCACTTGAGATCCTCTTGGTCACCCGCTTGAAGAAAGTCATTAGCATCTTTGTGTTTGGTCAGAGGTACATAGTAAAACTTCTCAGGGAACAACTCATAGAGACGGGTGGCTGCACCTTTACCTGCATCATCTTGTTCACCAGCGTACACAATCTCTTGGAAAGAGTTTAGGTAATCGAAGTTACGTTTGATAAACTTATCAGACAAGGATGCAGAAGGTATGGACTTGACAGGGAAGCTCTTACCTAACGCTTGGTATAGAGATGCAGCATCAAACTCACCCTCTGTCAGGTACAGTCTCTTGCTTGAACCAGCATTGAAGTCAGGGCCAAACAGATCTTGAAGCGCACCTTTCTCCTCTGTCCAAAACTTCTTCTCGTCATAGCCTCTATACTTTACATTAGACGGGTACTTAAATGCGTAGCGTACAGCATCACCATCACTATCCATCTGTATCTGGATACCAAATAGCTTACAAACATCAGAGTCAATACCTCGTATGCCTGAGAAGGTAGCAGAAGATATTTGTCTTGTGTGTACTGGTGGTTTGATTGTGTTTACTGGATAGGTTTCCTCCGCCCATTCGGATATGTCTGTCCTAAAGTTAGGCCGTGGATACTTACCAGGTTTACCTGTCTTAGACTCACACACATGGCAGAAGCCAGACTTAGTTGTGGTACTGTAGTAGAAACCATCTGAGCTTCCGCAGTCTTGGTAAGGGCAGGCAACCCTCTCGATATCAAACTTTTTCTCATCCATAGCCATCATACTATATCTCCTTCCGCCCAATCGCTCCACTCTTCTGGTTCGTATCTTTCTTTTAAGTCTTGCTCAAACTTAACATCATTGAGGTGTCTCTTAAGGAGTAGTATCACATCCTCCCATGTCAGTCCATTGTCAACCATAAGGCGAACAGTAATTGCGAAGTGTACGTTATTCTGTGGTTCTCGTGTTGTGCTGTTCATCGTTAGTATCCCATCTGTCTTGCTATAAATAGACCCTCAGTCTGCTGCAGGGACATGACAATGTCAAGAAGTTGTTGGTGCGTCATCACTAGCATCTCGTATTTGTCTAGGCTATCGTCCCACTGCCTCATGAAAACAATACCTTCATCGTCTAGTATCATCTCAACATCATCCAACTGGTCTGTCTCATCAAGGACACGTACAACTGAAGCATCGTGTTCAAATTCTACAGTAAACATAGGACCCCCTAGAAAATAAAGAAAATTGTTAGAGCTAAAAGCAGAAGTTCCATCACAGTTATTTAACCTCATCTATCAGTATGTTAACGTGTGCTATGTTGCCTTCAACACGAGTAATAACATAGTCTAACCCAGCCTTAGTGAGTAACAACCTCAGTTGACCAATAGGTATCATAACCTTTCCTCCCCATTTAGTTGATTAATACGCATCTGACAGTACCTCTGCACCTTTTCCAGATCAATTATCTCACTTTCTACCTGTGTCTTACCTTCGTACAGCTTGTAGCCTGCACGACTGGCATACTTAACAATGTTGCCACGCCAGAACTCAAAGCCATTACGCATGATGTATGTGATGGGTTCAATCTTCCACCTAGAATAGTGCTCAGGTTCGTTTACGATATCACCTTCATGTTCTGCTAAAACTGTATCACTAAACTCGTGGTCTCTCATTGTACTATCCTTATAAGATCTCTCTGACTCTATAAATTTTTTCCACTGGCTACTCATCATCACTCTTCCTCCAGACAGAAGCTACACCATGTGCCTCTACTTGCATTACCACAACTGACACACTTACGCCATTTATTCTTTTCATCACGATCTTGAGATGCCTTACGTTCTTCTTTAGTCATTGGTCTTATTTTGTCTGTCACGGAGTGCATCCTCATACTTATTGAACAACTGTTCAAACTTCCACTGGTACACTTGCTGCATACCTAGAAGGGCGTTCATCAGTTCATCCTGTGTAGGGTCACGTTCACCATCGCCTATCTGTCTGAACAATACCTGTAGGTCATCACACACATGCCAGCAATCCATAATCATTGGTTCTAAATCATACAGTCTAGTCATCTTCATCCTCCGTCAGTGCATCCCATGATACAGGGAATAGCTCAATCATCTTGTGGTCAATCTGCCGTGCTACCTGACGTGTCTCTGCCTGTGTGTCAGACTTGCAGCGTAGGTTACACATATCAGCGAAGGCATCCAGGCTACCACTCCAGTACCACTCAGTCATAGTAGACTGTGGCAATACCATACGGGCTTGCTCTGGTGCTACACCACGCTGGAGTAGATCGTTGTATGATATGAGACACGCCCAGTTTACATCACCCCAGTCACCTACATCAACGACACCATCAGAGCCTTGCTTCTTGTCAGCACTACGTCCACGCCATGCTTCAGGCACATAGAACTCAGGTTCATCATCCACGTAACGACGACTTATCTCATTCCAACGCAGGAACTTATGCTTGACCAGCTGCCGTGCTACAAAGATCGGAGCCTTGATGTGGAAGCTGGCAAAGCAGTGACCGAATGGACTGATGTGCTTGTGCTTGGCAAGATACCGGATCAGCTTATCGTCCTTAGTCTTGAGCTTAGGCGGCCCCCACGGATCGTCTTCCATCTCGCTTGTCTTACCAAATGATACACGGGCAGCGTTAGCTACTGTCAGATCTGTACCCATGTGATCAATGTATGTTGCTTTAATTGACATCAGGGTTTACCTCTCAATGCTTTTGGTTTCTTTGGAATTGTTCTTAGCGAAGGTTTCTTTTCCAATATGTAAGCTTTGGTAATTCCCCCGCCACTTACCCAAGTATGAAAGTCCTTATCGTCTTTTATTTTAGGATACCCTGTCGCATCATTAATCATCTACCTGTACTCCAATACATTCTACTGTTTCATTCTTATCGTTGACCATGACTGCTGCATCTCTGAGTGCTGTACCGCAGAAGGTCTCGTTCTTGTAAGTGCCTAAGTGGTAGTACTTTATGCCTACTTCAGGTACAAAGACAAACCATACTAGTAACCATATTGTATTCATAGTATTTTCCAATCTTTTGTTTGGCCCACCCTGCAGGACTCGAACCTGCAGCCTACTGCTTAGAAGGCAGTTGCTCTATCCAGTTGAGCTAAGGGTGGTATCTCTTAGAATGTAACGTAGTAGACCTCTCCCTTATTTCTTTCTTCTATCGAGGAGTCAATAAGTTTTTGTAAGAAGTCAGCGTGTGAGAAGTCTCCAAACCATTCTGCATTAGACTGCTCCCTTTGAAGTTTCATTATATGTTTCTCCAGTGACGTTACTCTTTCTTCCATTTTATAAACCTCCTAGTGATACTGCCTTGCAAGTTTTAGTTCTTGCCATTCCAGGAATTCCTCAGGTGTGTGACCAACTTCCTCTAGAAATTCTTGAAGGTCAAAAACCTGATCAAGAAATAAACCTATCAAGTATTTCAGTGCGTCCTCATCCTTACCAAATATTTCAAAGTAATCCTCAATGGTTTCTATCTCTTCTAAGTTTGTATCTTTGTAACTTACCATTGGTAACTTCCTTTGTAGAGTTAAATGCAAGAGACTTTAGTATACCACTAACAGTATATACTTACAGTGTCTATTAGTATTATTATCTATAAAAGAAATAAAACTAAGAGTATTACCTACAGTCTATACTACTAGTATTAGTTAGTGACCGCCCCTTGCATTTCAAGTACCTCTACTCATCTTTTTTGTAGATCAGGTAGACAACACACCAGAAGGATACTGTCACACCTATCGAAATTAACTCATAAACTGGCATATATCTTACAACCCTTTCACCTTAAGTTCTGCCCTTACTCCATTGAGTTCATTCATATCCTTCATATATTTCTCTGCTTCACTCATGGTGTTGAAGCTCTTGTGACAGGCTGGTATGCCTAGGATCTCATCGTATGTTATGACATATAATTGCAACAGTCTTCTCCTATTTTTCTATTTTGATTTCTTTAGCCATATTGTGTTAATCCTTCTGACTGTTGTTGCTGTGCCTTGTACTGGATGTAATCGTGAAAGTCTGAGCCATCAGATGTTAGCTCTACTGTGCGCTGCCTACCATCTCCATCTGACAGGCTTACTGACAGCCATCCTAAATCTTTTAGATGCTTGACCGTTCGATGTGTCTTAGCTTGAGCATAACCCATAGCCCTCTGTATTTCTCGCATCTCTACTCGCTTATTCTCTGACATGTAAAAGAAAACTTCCATACACTCTAAGCTCATGCGTCCCTTACTCTTCTTCTTTAACAGGGTGTTGGCTGTTTTAAATTCTCTGAGCATCTGCCCTAGGCTTAATGTTTTATTCATGTTTCTAGCTCCTCTTTGATTAAGTGATACACATAACACCGATCCAGATAGTATTGCATGACATCAATGTCAGTGTAGTCTGGGGCATCCATGCAGGACATCTCAATGTCGTTGTCGATTATCTCTTTCAGCATCAATAGCTGGTTTGATGTTACCTCTAGTGTGTACATTTTTTATTTCTCCTCTAATCCATTTGATCCAGCGTAACGATTAGGCGTTACAAAACACCTCCGGTTTTAAACTGAATATACTGTGTTACGTTCTCTTCGATCTCGTTATTGAACTCAGCAAACATACGGTCCGCAACCGAGGTGACTTGCTGAACAAAATCAGGCCAGTCTTGATCCGCCTCCCAGTGAAAAGTTGCAAGAGCAAGGGTCCTATTGTAACTATCTATACCCAGATCACAAAATTCAATTATCTCAACCTGTGCGGAAACATCGTCAATCATATACTGCGCCGTGTGCTTCCAATTATTAGGCATCTGATTTCTCCTCCTTACCGTTACTAGTATAGGGAGTGTCCCCTTGGATCTCTCTAAAGATACGAGCTAACCTATCAACACTTGCCTTTGGTAGGTCAATGCAGTCACTCTCTTGTAAGTCTCCCTGCACTCGCATTGTGCCATCACTGTACAACATACCTGTCCAGCCATAGCCTAAGTCTGTGATCTTTGTAATACTCTTAGTCATTAGTCTTTCCTTTTAAGTTGCTCTGCAATTACATCTAATCGCATATGATTTATTTACAAGTGTTCTTTCTAGAATACTAGAAATTTATCTTCTACTTCTTCCGACTTTGCGTAGTGGCCTATGCGAATACCATACTCAATGAAGGTATCGTCAATCAGGTTGGAAGTAAAAATAACATTGTCTTCATGGCATAGGTAAAACTCTCCCTCGTCTAGATTAGTTGCTTGCCTGTATATTTTATACTTGTTTGGTAAATCGTATAGCAGTTCCATTACGCCATCTCCTCTTCTACTATTACGTTGGTGAACTTGATGTACACACCACCCTCACCATCATCATCAAGTAACTCTTGATAGTCTACGTCAGTGTCCTTGACCATCTGCCATAGGGCATCAAAGAATTCTTCTTTAGTCATGATCTTATACCTCCTCTGTCAAATAGATTATGAGCTTGTCCACATTGTCAAACCCCTCTTGGAATGTCAGCATATCCTCTGCGTCATAGCAGTTGTAAGATAGAACAGACCAATGGTGATACTCTCTTTTGTTAGGGTCCACATAGTCCACAAAGATCCTGCAGGTGTTGCCATGCCTTTCCTCTTTGTAAAGTGATGGGCAGGTGTCATTCTTCCAAGTGCTATTCTGCCAGCCATGCGGTGCGAGTGCATGAAATAGTTTGTTGAGCATGTCATAGTTGTCATAATCCTCATGAGGTACATCTGCTATTGCATAAACCATCTGTGCATCCGCTTGTGCATCCGCTTGTGCATCCTCTCTTGCTTCCTGTGCA